AGAACAACCTAAGTGGGTGCAAGATGCTTTGTATGATAATGACAGTGATGCAAGGGCTGCTGCCCGTGCCATTGATCTTTACAAGGCTGATAAGAATATTAAGACGAAGAAGTCTACCTCAGATAAGGGTGCAGCAGAAAGTGTTAACACCCGTGGTAGTCGTTCTGCGCCTACAGGCGAAAGCAAAGATGGTGTCTTTTATGAGTCACAGGTAAATAAAATGTCTACCTTTGAATATGAAAAGAACCAAGAAGCTATTGCTAAAGCATTACAATCAGGTAAGTTTGTATACGATATTAGCGGAAGTGCTCGTTAAGTATTGACAAACCTGAAACAACTGGTATAACTTTAACAGAGCGAAGAGGGTAGCTCCCCTGACTGTGCTAACTCACAGCCTAGCTCTTTATATCTAGTTAGGGATGTTATGGAAAATTGTAAGATTTGCACCAAGTGTGGTGTAGAGAAGTTGTTGGGTGAGTTTGGTAAATCTGGTAAGACCACAGGCACAGGTTACAAAGCAATATGTAAAGTTTGTTTAGCTAAAAAATTAAGAGATTGGCGAGGAGCTAATCCTGATAAAGCTAAGGAACGAGATAAAAGAACATACTGTAATAACAAAGAAAAAATTAAGATTAAGAATAAAAGAAGATATACAAATCTTAGTCTTGATGAGAAGTTTATTCAGTTGGTAAATACAGCTAGTAAACGAAAGAATAAAAAATGTTTTATCACTGTTGAACATCTTCATGATGTTTGGCAGAGACAAAAAGGTCTATGTGTCTATACTAAGTTGCCGCTGACTAGCGAAAGCCACCAACTTAATACAGTAAGCCTAGACAGAGTAGATAGTAACAAAGATTACACAGTTGATAACATTCAACTTGTCTGTGTTCCTATCAATAGGATGAAGCTTGATTACACTGAAAAACAGTTTATGGAGCTTTGTCATTTAGTGACGCATAACAAAGTAAGCAGACAACCTAGTTGATCTAGCCTATGTCATCCTCTTTAGCTAGAAGAGGTTTGTCATACACCTAGTTGATACAGCCCTGTGGAACTTGAGTGAGCGTATTTTAGTATATGCCATACATTTATCTATAGGAGAATTAAAATGGCTTTTCCAAGTGCTGCTGGATATGGATCGTTGCCGAATGGTAACTTTTCTCCAGTTATTTATTCAAAGCAAGTACAACTTGCATTCCGCAAAGCTTCTACTGTTGAAGACATTACAAACAATGACTACTTCGGTGAGATTGCTAATATGGGGGATTCCGTCAAAATCATCAAGGAGCCGGAGGTTAGCGTCCAGAGCTATGCTCGTGGTACACAGATCACTGCTCAAGATCTTAATGACGAAGACTTCACCTTGGTTGTTGACCAAGCTAACTACTACGCTTTCAAGATTGATGACATCGAAGCAGCTCACTCACATGTGAACTTCATGCAGATGGCTTCTGATCGTGCAGCGTATCGTTTGCGTGATCAGTATGACCAAGATGTCTTGGGTTACTTGTCTGGTTTTTCACAGTCTGCAAAGCATGTGAATCCTGATACAGCTCGTACAACAGCTTCTGGTACTAAGGCAGTTACTGCCGCTGGTGCTGATGAGTTGTTGGCTTCTATGAAGCTGAAAAAAGGTAGCTTCGGTAACATCACTACAGCTTCTGCTGGTGAGCATTCCATTCCTTTGGCTCCCCGTCTGCCCGGTGCAACTGCACTGCCTACAGATGTGGCATCTCCATTGATGGTTGTGTCTCGCATGGGCCGCTTGTTGGATCAACAGTTTGTTGATTCCGCTGGTCGTTGGTTGGTTGTCGATCCCGTGTTCATTGAACTGTTGAAGGACGAAGACAGCCGTTTGTTGAATGGTGATTTTGGTGGTTCTGGTTTGCAGAACGGCTTGGTCATTAACAACTTGCATGGCTTCCGTATCTATGTTTCTAACAACCTGCCAAAGATTGGTACTGGTCCCGGTACTTCTGGTACTGCTAACCAGAACAGCAACTATGGCGTGATTGTTGGTGGTCATGATTCTGCTGTTGCAACTGCTCAGCAAATCACTAAGACCGAGACATATCGTGATCCCGACAGCTTCGCTGACATCGTGCGTGGTATGCATCTTTATGGTCGCAAAATCTTGCGTCCTGAAGGCATCGTCACTGCTAAATACAACGCTGCTTAAGGAGAACGATAATGGCAACTGTTACAACTTTGGCTGGTTCAGCCTCCGCTGGTCGCACCGCTGGTGCTGTCCCTTACTTGGTCGATGTTACTATTGACTTCGCTGCCGCAGCTACAGCTAAAGGTTCTGCCTTGGCTGCTGCTGACGTTATTGAGTGTATCAATGTTCCCGCTAACACTCTCATCTTGAATGCTGGTATGGAAGTTGTCACCGTCTTGGGCGGTGAGTCTTCTGACACCACTTTTGACTTGGGTGTTACTGGTGTTGATGCTGATAACTTTGTTGATGGCTTCGATGCTGACGCTGCTACTGCTGGTGCTTATGCCCAGAATGCTGCTGCTTTCCAGCCTATCGTGAATGCTACTGCTGACACTATCGACTTGTTGATCGCTACTGCCACTACTGCTCCCACCTCTGGTGAAGTGCGTGTATGGGCTGTGTTGATTAATGTTGATGGTCGCCCAGCCCGTGCTTCCGTTGACCGTGAGCAACTGGCCTAATAGCTAGTTGATGTGGGAGGGGCTTAATCGCCTCTCCCATTTCTGTATGCTCTATTAGAGAGCGTTTTTAAAACTAAGAGGATTCTCTAATGGCTATTACATCTGCCCTTTGCACAAGCTTCAAAAAAGAATTGCTTGAGCGTAAACATGACTTTAATGTTACAAGCGGTCATACATTTAAGATTGCTTTGTACACATCTGCAGCTACCCTTGGTGCTTCAACCACAGCTTACACAACCTCTAACGAAGTTGTAGGCACTGGTTACACTGCTGGTGGTATTGCTCTAACAAACATTGATCCTACTAGCAGTGGCACTACAGCATTCATTGACTTTGCTGATGCTACTTGGGCTAGTGCAACCATCACCGCTGCTGGTGCTTTAATTTATAATACAACCACTGATGGTGGTACAGGTACAACTAATGCTGTAGCTGTAATTTCTTTTGGTGGTGATAAAACATCTACCAACGGTGACTTTGTAATTCAATTCCCCACAGCAGACGCAAGCAACGCTATTGTTCGTATTGCATAAGGAGTCGTAGGTTATGGCTACGACAACCCGGTCGGGTGCAATATATGGCATTGGCATATACGGGACATCTCGTTATGGTGTAAGCAATGTTGCATATGTTCCCGATGGGTTGCAAGGCACAGCAACATCCGATAGTGGTGTTGTTATTAGTGGTGATGCTAACCATGTAGTTGTTAGCTTAGTTGCTGTAGGCGCAACAGGTAGTGTAGGTGTAGTAGGCGTAGCAGTTACTAGCCTAGTTGGTGTGGAAGCTACAGGATATGTCAATGATGGCGTATCGTTTAGTTTAGGTTGTACGCTTACACCTACTAGCTTATCTGCCACAGGAAATGTTGGTAGTGTTGATGTTGTTGCTCAAGCAGTTACTAGTGTAACTGGTGTAGAAGCACAAGGAAATGTTGGCAGTGTTGTTGTAATTGCTAAGGCACTCACAGCAATAACAGGCGTAGAAGCTACAGGAGCTATAGGCACTGTAGAAGTTAGATCGATTAATAGAATTCCTGTAGATGGGATTGAAGCAACAACCTCAATAGGTAGTGTTGTTATAGTGGCAAAAGCCACAACAGATTTGGTTGGTGTTGAGGGTATAGCTAGTTTAGGGGTTGTCTCTACCCTCGCTAATGCCTTAGTAGCCATCACTGGTGTAGAAGCCACAACAGCTCTTGGTGATGTTGTAGCAGCTAATAATGCTAGACCCACCTTCGATGGTGTGGAAGCTATAGGAGCGATAGGCACAGTAGCTGTTACAGTAACTGTATTTGATTATGCTGCTGTAGCTTCGTTATATGATAGGAAACGCACTGTGTATGTTGAAAGACAAAGCACAGGCAAAGAAAGAACAATTTTAGTGATGGCTGAATCTCGTAGAGTGTATGTGGATAGACAAGATACAAGGTATGATAGGACATCACATGTGGCTACTGAGCCTAGACAAGCATATACATATAGAAGATCTACTAGTGCTGATAGAAGTGCTTTAGTGGAATAGGAGTTTAATAATGTCTTTTCGATGGCCTAATAAAGATCCAGATGAAACTTTAGATTACAGTGTAGACTGGTCTAGGTTTTTGAATGGTGCAACAATTAGTACCTGTGTCTGGTCTGTAGATGATAGCACTGGAACAAAGACAACCATCGCAGCAGGTAACACTGTCAATGGTATTCAGAATGTAGCACAGACTATTTCTGGTGGAGTCACTACAATAAACTTAGGCTTAGGCACTAACAACATTGAATATAAAGTTTATTGCCGCATCACTGATAGTAGTGGTAATGTTGCTGAGCGAGTAGTTCGCTTAAGAGTTAAGGAACAATGATATGGCATATGACTATATTGGGCTAACCAATGAAGTGAATAGAAGGCTGAACGAAGTTGAGCTTACTTCTGCAAACTTTCCTGCTGCCACTGGTTTCTATGCACACATCAAAGATGCTGTGAATGCTGCTATTAGAGACATCAACCACACTCACTATGAGTGGCCTTTCAATCATATACTTGCTGAAGAAACTTTGACAGCAGGTACAACTAGATATGCTTTTCCCTCTGATGCTAGCACCATTGACTTTGATACTTTCCGTATCAAGGAAGATGCTACTTTAGCCAATGAGACAGTTAGACTTACCATCATCACTTATGATGACTATCTTCAGAGATATGTAGATCAAGAATATTCTACTGATTCTGGTAAGCGTGATGTTCCTTCATATGTATTCCATGCTCCTAGTTTAGAGTGGGGCGTTGTTCCTGCTCCCGATCAAGCATATGAAATTGCTTATGAATACTACAGAATTCCTGTAGATCTTTCTAGTGCTACAGATGTTCCATCTATTCCTGAGAGATTTAAACAAGTTATTCTTGATGGTGCTATGTATCATGCTTACATGTTTAGAAGTAATGAACAAGCAGCCTCTCTTGCTAAGACTAAGTTTGATGAAGGTATTAAGAAGATGAGAATTCTTCTTATCAATAGATATGTGTATATGCAATCTACTGCCATTACACAATCATCTGCTTTTGGCGGCTTTGGTGATAGGGTTAGATAATGGATGGATGGCAGACGTATCCGTTTGAATTCCGTGGTGGATTGATTTCAAATCTTTCTCCACTACAGCAGGGCACTCAAGCTCCCGGAAGCGCAAGGCTCTTAAAGAATTTTGAGCCTTCAGTGGATGGTGGCTATATGCGTATTGAAGGCTATAACAAATACGACAGTGCCTTTATTCCTGCTTATGGTAATCCTAAGGTGCAGGGCAGTGGACAGACTGGCACTACCTTAGTCATCTCCAACATCTTAACTGCTCCTGTTGATGGCTCAACATTCACCATTGCTGGTGTCACTGGAACCTACACCATTGCTGCTGCTGGTGTATCCTACAACTCCACTTACAAGATTGCCACTGTAACGCTCACAACATCTCTAGCTTCAAGCCCAGCAGATAAAGCTGCTGTCACTTTCACTTCGCATACAGGCACAGTGAAGGGCGTGGCTGCTTGGAACAGCGCTGTCATTGCTGCTAGAAATGCTGACATTTATAGCACCACTGGTACAGGATTCACTAAAATTAGTGTTCCTTATTATGGGACAGTGCTTGCTAATGGAGCAGGTCAATCAGGAAGCACTGTTGCTATTGATGGATTAATTAAGGCTCCACAGATTGGAGATACTTTTAGTATTGCTGGTATTGAGAAAGTGTATACAGTGTTAGCAGTTCCCACTGTTACAACCACTGCAGCCACTGTCTCCATTTATCCAGCATTAGCCTCAAGCCCTGCAGATAATGCTGCTGTCACTTGGTTATCTGCTAATAGAGCCAGCAACAGCAAGACTAGATTTAGTAAGTATAGACTTAGTAGTACTGAGAAGATAGCGGGTGTTGATGGTACAAACTATCCATTCATCTATGATGGTACAACATTTAAAGTGTTGTCAGATAAGACAACAGACATCTTGGGTGCTCAGTTTGTCATTAGCCATAAGAACCAATTGTTCTTTGTTAAAGACGATAAAATCATATTCACTGCTCCTTATACAGATGATGACTTCACTGCGGCTGCTGGCTCTGGCATCATTAGTGTTGGTGGTTTAATCACTGGCATCATTGTCTTTAGAGAAACATTAATTATCTTTACAGACAAAACTATTAGTCAGCTTATTGGAACCACCATTCAAGACTTCGCACTGCAGCCAGTCACTAAGAATGTGGGCTGTGTTGCTCCTGATACCATTCAAGAAGTGGGTGGTGATGTTATGTTCTTAGGGCCAGAGGGCTTAAGACTACTTGGCGCTACAGATCGTATTGGTGACTTTAGCTTAGGTGTGGTGTCTAAACCCATCCAGCCTGAAACAACTTCTTTAATTAATGCTCACTCTGCTTTTGCTAGTTGTGTTATTAAACAGAAGTCACAATATAGAATATTTGGGTATAATGATAGTATCACTGCCTCTAATGCCAAAGGAATATTAGGCACACAAGTTACTGGTGAAGCCACTGGTGGTATTGCTTGGGCAGAACTAGTGGGCTTTAAATGCTATGTAGCTGATGGTGATTATCAGAACCAAACAGAAACCATTGTATTTGCTAATAATGATGGATTTGTTTATGAGATGGAACAGGGAAATAACTTTGATGGCTCAAACATTGTAGCTTCCTTTGCCACCCCCTATGTTCCTATCAATGATTTTAGGGTGAGAAAGACTTTTTATAAGCTTTACCTCTATACAGATCCACAAGGATCTGTTACAACATCAGTGAATTTAAAGCTAGATTTTGATGATCAGGGATCCATTCAGCCTTCAACAATAACGCTGTCAAACAGCGCAGGTAGTGTAGGTTTTTATGGTAGCAGTGGTGCTAAGTATGGCACAACTGTTTATGGTGATGAGTTGAAGAAACAATTTCAAACACAGGTTGTTGGTTCTGGATTCTCTGTATCTTTACAGTTTGTTTCTGAT